GGTGCGTTCTTGAATTCTTGCAACGTCAAATAAGGCCGACTGAACTGCCTAGTAATTGGGCTAATTGCTGTTGCCATTATCCGTTCCACACTTTCCACAAATTCTGAATAAACTTTGGTGACCGCAACCGCAAGGGAAACCGTCCACGTTAAAGGTAGCTGCTAAACCTGCGACGGTGAAACCTTCTTCTTTCAACTTACGAACCAGTTTTGGGTCGTCAACTGAAACACGTCCACCTTTGTCTGCGTTCAGTTTTGCAACCGAACCGTCAGCACGTTCAATGTCAATACCTTTTGCCCCATTGTTTGGGACTAGCATTTCTGCCATTTTGTTTTAGCCTTTCTTAGTTGTAAAGGGTGGCACAACCGAAGTCATGCCACCCTCCACGTTGTCAGTTATTAAGCCGACTTGATACCAGTAACAATACCGTTCCATGCTGGTGCGTAACCAACAAGGGTCGAACGCCAGTAAGTGCTGAAGTCGTAGCTGAACTGGGTTACAGGCCATTGAATACCCTGATAGTCCTGAACGTTTACTACAGCCCAAACGTCCGAAACTTCGGTGTCTGGAATTGGTAGGGTCTTGCTGATAACTGGTGCAACACCCTGTGGTAGCCATGGGTGAACCATAAGGTCAACCAACTTGCCAGTAACTTCGTTGTGTAGTCCAGAAATAACTGCACCACCGACGTAGCCACCCTGTTCGTCCTGCGACAAGTTCAGACGGTAGTTAGCGGTCGAACCATTCTTAATGGCGTCCGACAGCTGCTTACGGTCTGCACCGTTCAACAGAATGAAGTCTGGGTCAGCCTTAACGCTGTCGTATAGACCACCGAAAACAGTCTGGAATTCTGCACCCGGGTTGCTGGTGCTGAACTGTGCGTTGACTTCGTTGGTGTATCCACCGTTAGCGATAATCTGCGGAATGATACCGTCATAACCAGTAGCGTAAGCAGAGCTGTCGCTGGTTGGGGCGGTAGTGGTCGACGAAGTTGAGTAAATAATTTCGTCGTTGGTCGATAGACCACCAGCACCGTTGACAACACCAGTTAGCGAAGTGAAACGTCCCTGATACTTAGCGTTAGCGTTACCAGTCGAAGTTCCCATGTAAACCTTGGTTGCCAAAGCACCAGTTACGTTGTTTACGGTTACGGTAAGAACGTTGCCCGAAGTAACAGCCAAAGACTGAACTGAAGACGAAGTGCTTTCACCGAACGCACCAGCGTCGCTGGTTGCGTAAACATAGTAAGTGGTTGCTGATAGTGCAACTTCACCGTTAGCAGCTGCACGCTGACCAAGGGTTACAGTTGGGGCAGCCAAAGCACCCGATAGACCTGAAGCAGTTCCACGGGACATTAGCAACATACGTTCTTCCATAAGCATGGAAGCGTATAGGGTCGAAGTCGAAGACAACTGGCGTAGGTCTTGGTAACCAAGTGCCGAGTAGTTGGCGTCGAACGAAACGCTGTCCGATAGAGAGAAGCTGAAGTAAGGGAAAATTGCGTCTTCAGCGGTGTAGCTAATCTTTGGGCCACGCTCATAAGCGATAGAACCAAAGTTGGCGGTGCTGCTTTCGGTGATACCCGGCCAAACCTGACCCTGTCCACCAGTTCCAGTTCCTGTGTAACCAGTAATACGCTTGATACGGTGAGCAGTTCCCACACCCTTCTTACGTGCAATCATGTTACGTAGTGGGGTTGGACGTGGGGTTAGTAGTTTCGCTGGTGCTTCAAGGTCAAAAGCTGCAAACGAAGTGCTTAGTGGCGAAGTAAGGGAAATGTCCTTTACAACGTCACCCATAACACCACGCTGTGAAGCAAGTGCGGTGTTTAGTGCAGCAACAGCGTCAGCCGAAAGCGACTTGTTAGCAACAAGGGCTTCCATTTCAGCAATTGGGTTTGGGGCGGCCTGACCAGTTGCTGGGTTAATAGCAACCGATAGTGCCTTGTCTAGTGTGGCAAGGTAGTTTTCCTGTGCCTTTGCAGCTTTCTTCGGGCTTTCTGCGTCGAATAGGTCTGCAGCTTTCATAGCCTGTGCCATGTTAGCGTCCTTTCCTTAGCCCTTGTGGGCTTTAGTTTCTAGGTCGTCTGCAAGTTCCAAGTAACCGTCTGCAAGGAAACGGTCTTCGGTGTTAGCAGCCTTAGCACGGTATTCGTTTGCTTTGGAAAGCAAGTCGTCTACGTTGTGCTTGGTCTTTGGTTTTACACCAGCACGTGCTGGGCCGCCGGCAACTGTCTTAGTCAAGGCGTCGGCAAGTTCGGCTTCAAGTCGAACAGTTGTTGACTTCAACAACTCCAATTCGGCTTCTACAGCTTCACGTGCAGACTTAACTGCCTTTTCAATAAGGGTGTCAGTTGCAAGTTCTGGGGTGGCTGACTTGTCAGCGGTTGCGGAAAGTTCTAGGTCTTCCAGCATTTCTTCTGGGGCAACCATGTCGTCAGCTGCGTCGTCCGAAGGGATAACAGGAAGTTCACCCTTGTCGGCTTCGATACTGTGCCAACGGTTCAGGTGCTTCATGGCTTTGAGTAGACACTTAATGTCTTTAATTTCGTCGTCACCTTCAGAAACAATTTCGTCAGTTTCGGCTTTGATTAGGTTAGCCAAAGCCTGAACAGCTGCGTTGTAAAGTTCCAAGTCACCCTTAACAATGTCACCAGCGACAGCAGACTTTTCTGCTTCGTCAGCAACCGTTCCGGATCCGGCTTCAACAACCTGTTCGACTTCTTTGGCAACAGCGTCAACTTCAGGGGCTACGTGTTCAACGTCAGCCACAACAGTTTCAACGTCGTGTGCAACAGCGTCAACAACGTCAGCAACTTCGTGTGCCACGTTTTCTACAGCGTCAACAACAGCTTCAATTGGGCTGTCCGACTTGGTTACGGTTTCCATAGTTTCAACCTTACTGCCCGTGTTACCCACAGGCTTAATAACAGTTTTAGCAATGCTTGCTGGGGTGACCTTTTCTTCAAAGGTTTGTTCAACTTCGACAAGTTCACCGTCTACCGCTTTTGCGATAGTCATTTTTGCGTTGCTGTTTGCTGGTCGGTCAACCACGGATACTTCCACAATTTGACCGCCGACGATACGACCACCGACAGCCTTGGCGTCACGAATAACACGTGGGCCACGGATACCGATAGAGAAACCTTTTAGGACACCTGCTTCAATTTTCTTTACTGAAGTTGGGTCGACAATTAGGGCTTCAATGTAGTGACCGTCAGACTTAGCTTCATAGTCGGTGGCTACACCTGCAGCAATTGAACTGTGTTGTTCACGAATGTTGCCACCAGTTTTGAACCAAGTTGGCATGGCTTCTTTCAACCATGCTTCGTCACAAATTTGCTGGTCAATGTCAATGCTGTCGTCGGTTGCTTTACCGTAGACCTTAATTGTGCCGTCGGCTTGTTTTTCCGACTTGATAATTCCAGCGTAGGAATAGGATAGGTCGTTTGCCATTTGGTTATACTCCCGGAATTAGAACGGTAACAACCGACGTGGTTGCACCTGAAACAACGTAAATGGTGTCGCCACCAAACACTTCAAATTCAAGACGGTTCTGCACACCAGTAGCTGCCTGTGCGGTTAGTGGGAAACCGTCCGACGAAGTAATGCTTTGGTCACCAATGTAAACGGTGTTGGTGGCTGAACGGTTAGCAATGTAAATTTTTCGACGTCCAGCACCCGGCACGGTCACAAGAATTTGTGGTGTAGTCGTTGCGGTTACGGTGTAGTGAGCTAATGCCATTAGTTGGTTTCCTTTACTAGCCAAACAGGTGCTTTATCTAAGCCTAACAACCACAGCGACATAAGCCTGTGGTGACCGTCGATAATGATTAGTTGCCCGTCTTTTTCAAACAACATTGCGTAGCTGCGATACGGTAGCAAAGCACCACCCATGTTTTCAATGTGTTTGGCAACGTTCTTACGTTTCAGAAATGGGTCGGTAGCAAACAGGTCTTCCATGTTGACAAGGGCTATAACAGCGTTGTCCCAAACGTTCGGGTCAACGGTTGGAACAGGGACAACAGTCCAAGGGCTTTCAACAAACTTTTCAGGCTTACGAAGTGTTGGGTCGGCTGGGTTAGGCAGAATTTGTAGACGTGCCAAAGCCCGTTCAACGTCCAAACTGTCTGGCACACCAACAACTGGTTCCGGATCCGGAACGTTTGGTTTCAACGACAATTCAATGGTGTCTGCTGTGTCTGTGTTTGCTGAAGTGAATTCGCTAACAGGTTTGATAGTGCAGTTACAGTTAGGGTGACTGTCGTCAATGGTTTCCCAACCATTACTGAACGGTTCACCAATGTCCACAATTTCGTCTTCAATTGCTGAACATTCTGGACACGGGTTAACGGTTATCCATTGCACCTGTTCCACACCCATGTCAGCATAGCGTTGAAGTTTTTCGTCGAAGATAGACCTAGACATTTCGGTGCGTGCAATGACTTCGGCACGGCGTTGGTCGTCGGCTAGTTGAAGTAAACGGCCTTCAAGTGTGTCAGCCCAGTTAATGCGACTGTCGATAAGTTCACCAGCGACTGAACCGACTACGTCACGGGGGCTTAAACCTTCAGCCAACCCGTCAGACAAAATAGTGCCAATACGGTTGGTGGTGGTGTCGTTGATACCCTTAATGGTTTTGCCACGGTCAGCAAGTCGTTTAGCTAAACCTTCGGGTGGGTTGACAAGTAAAGCGGCTGGTAGGTTGCCCGGTGTCCAGTTAGCCCAGTCGAAGTTAGTTGTTACGTTTGGGTTGTCAGCGTTGTTGTCGGCTTTACCAATGTTTGACACCTGTAAAGTTTTTACACGTTTTTTTACGTTAGCCTGTGCCAGTTCAAAGTCAGCTGCGTCCTGACCAAACACAACCGCCGTCGCATACACGTTAGCCAACACCCTGTTCAAAGCGGTGTCATTAAACACCATGTGAATACGTAACCAGTCAATGACTTGTTGCCTACTCCACAACGACTGTGGTGCAGCTTCACCCCACGCACGAACAACTTGTTGAACGTTCCAACTGGAAGCAATAGCGTCACGAATGGTTGGGGCAAATTTTTGACCTACACGGTCTTGAGCTGCGTCTACAGGTCGCACTTTATAGACACCTGTCAGCGAACCACTTAGCACCTTCATAGTCGGCTACTGCGACGAACTTGTTTAGGGTTGAAGCGTAGGAAGTTGGTAGGTGTTCAAAGTTGAAGTCTTTGTTTGGTGACTTTTTTAGCCAGCGTTTGAATTTGCGAATTTCGTCACGTTGGGCCACAAACTTTTTAGCTTCGTCTTCGTCAACTGGTTCGACCTGTTCAGGTTTTTCGACAGCACCACCGTTAGGGTTTTCGACTGCTTCAGGTTCACCAGCAATAGGTGCGTCAGTTGGGACAGCGTCACCCACAGGTTTTTCGGTAACGTCGCCGGATCCGGATCCGGTTACAGTTTCTGGTGCGTCTTCAACGTTCGTGGTTTCCGTTAACGCTTCCAACCCGTCCGTGGTCAGCAAGAATGTGCCAGCCTTCGTTTCGATAATTGGTTGGTCGGCTTCAGGTGCGTCCAACAAAGTTAGACCCTGTTTGGCACGGGCTTCGTTACGGGTCATTGTGCCGTTCTTCACAGCAAGGTCAATGGTGCGTGCTTGGGCTTCTTCGTCGTTGCGAACCGACGGCATGAATTTGAATTCCAGTTCACGTGGCATACCAAGGTAGACGTATGACATTTGGGTGAGCATTTTGCCAAACCAGTTAGCCAATGGCACTAGACCGATTACTTCAGACGACGACGCTTGTCCGTTTTGTAGACCAGCACCACCACCAAGACCTGCAGCCTGTGCCATACCAATTTCGGAAGGTTGCACACCGAAGTGTCCACAAATAGCTGTCACCAAATAGTCGTCAAACGTGGACTTAAACTTTTCGCCGTAACCGTCCATTTGGATAGGGTCTAAGCCTTGTGGCAAAATGCTGGCACGTTTACGCTGTTCAGTTTGACCGCTTAGGAAGTCGTTCAAAACGTTTTCGTAAGCACGTAGCTGGTCTGGGGTGAAAGCACCTTCAGACTTCAGAATTAGTTCTGGAATGACACCGTCGGTGTATTCGGCACGTAACCATTGCTGACGGCGTAGGTAAATGTCTGCGATAGGTAACGCACGTTCAACTTCGCTATAACCGTAAAGGGTGTTTGAACGGCGGTTACGTATCATGTAAGAAAGTTCGTCCGAACTGAATTCGCCGTCAGCTTCAAGTTCTTCGTCTGGGGCGTTAAATTCTGAACGTGGGAAACCAAAAAGAATTTGCTGAAACGCTGGGTATGGTGCTTGTGGTCGCATACCACGGTCGTCAATAAGTGGCTTAATGGTTGCACCGTCAAGTATCTGCAAACCCTTCAGGTCACCGCCTACAGTCTTTTGTGGCCATACAGCCCAAGCGTCCAAAACTAGGACGTCTTCCAAAGCCATGTTCAACCAGTCGGCGAAGATTAGACCGTTGGAAACGTCTGGGACTTCCCAGAACTGTTTCATACGGTTAATGTCTTCACCAAACTTGTCCTTCGCCAAAGCCATGGCACGGTTGTAAGACTTTTCACCAGTTTCTGCCATAATCTTTTCGGCAGCGTCCTGACCTAAAACAATGTCCCAGTCCAAGCCTGTCATTTTCTTTTTCAACACTTCAATGCAACGGCGAAGAATGTCAATTTGGTCGCCAGCTGCACGTAACGTGGTGAATGGGACTAGACGGGTTGGGGTTATGTTTATGTTCTGTGCAACTTGGTATTCGTAACGTCTTGGGTCTGGGCGACCGTCGGCACGAACAGGGTTAATAGCACCCGGAATAATTGGTTGACCCGGTGTGAATGGGACGTTAGCCCATAACGGGTTACGGGTTAAACCTACGCTGTTGCCATAACTGTTGACGGCTTCCTGAATTTGGTCTTGGCTGATAGGTGTAACGGTTGGTGCAGCTTTGACTACTTCGTTTGCTACACGCTTAATTAGGTTGTCTAGTAGACCCACGTTTGTTACCCTTCCAAGGCTTCGTTACAGTATTGGCAGTTGGTCGCTGACGGCTTGTTTGGTAGCCGACACTTTGGGCAAAACTTGCTAATTGCTGCTAGTCCCATAATACTGCCCTGTGTGTCCATAAGGTCTGTAATAGCCCACACCATAGCGTCCATACGGTCGGGTGAACCGGATCCGGATCCGGCTGGTGTGTAGTTTGTTAGTTGGTCTTCCAGTTGGGGGAAGTTGTTCACTAAATGTAGGCGGTGTTGTTCGGATAGGGCGGCTATGGGTTCGGCACGGACAAGTTTGCCACGGGTAGCTGTGACTTTACGGAATGATACCGACGGGTCTACTTGGCGTAGTAGTAGTTCTATCATGTCGCCACCGTTGTTGGTTTCGCCAATGATACGGTCAGCCCCGTGTCGGTGGTATGCGTCTACGGCTTGTCTTGCCCAAGCGTCTGGGCTTGCTTTAATGGTGGCGTCTTCCAAAACATAGTAGTGGCCGTCGCCTGATACTCCAGCAACCATAATGCCTGTTTCGTCGCTGTCGCTGTTGTTGGTCACGGCTGGGTCAATGGCTACGACAATACGGGCTAGGGGTGGGTGTTCGTTCACACGGGCGTCGTCTAACATTTGGCGTGTCCATAACGCACCGTCTATTTCGTCGATTACTTCACCGTATAGTTCTTGGCGTCCTAGGCGTGTGCCTTCGTATTTCAGTTTTAGTTCAGCCAAAGCGGAAGCGGATAGGTTAGCTGCGTTGTCAAACGTTGAACCACGCACCACCAAAGTGTCGTCACGGTCTAACAGGTTTTTTATTTGTTTCGTTGGTCTTGGGGTGGTGGTGATTACTGTTTGTGGGTGGTCGCCAAGACGTAGGGCGAATTTGTATTGGTCGAACGTTTCAGGGTATTGAAAAGCTGCTAGTTCGTCGAACCAACCACCATGGAACTGTGGGCCACGTAAACGGTCTGGTTCTGAACCGCTGAATAGTTTGATACGGCTTTTGTTGGTCAAAACTATTTCACCCATGCTTCGGTTGTAGTCTTTCAACACCCCGTATTCTTTCAGGATAGTGACCACACCAGAAACACCTTCAGCACACGTGTCACGGACGTCACCAAACGTTGGGGCGACAATAGCCCACCTAGTGTTGTCGTTGCGTAAAGCGTTCCATGCTATCCATTCGGCAGCTAAACGGGTTTTCCCAAAGCCACGACCAGCCAAAGCAACAAACGTTGACCAGTCGTTACTCTCTGGTGGTAGTTGGTTCTGACGTGCCAGCTGGTGCGTCCAACGCACCCTGCGTGCCGCTATCAAGGAATTGGATAAGTTTGGCAACTTCGCTGTCAATGGTGTTTGCGTCATACGTTGTTATTTCCACCTGTTGTTTGAATGGTTGGTCTAGGCCTAATAGTTTGGCACGACGTTCTTGGATACGGATAAGGGCGGACACGGCTGGTATGTCCCCGTTTAGGACTAACCCCCAAATTGAAGCCTGTGCAATGTCTAGGCGTTCAGCTTCGACACGGCGTATTGCTTCTATGTCGTCTGCGACTAGGCGACGTGCTGCACGTTGGTAGGCGAAGTGTGCGGCACTTGGTGAAGCGTAGCCGACGTGTTCGGCTATCATGTCCCACGTTAGTCCTTGTCGGCGTAGGCGAACCACTTCGGTTTCCCGTGCTAGGACTTCGGGTTTGGTGGTTCTTCGGCGTGTCATAGTTTCATTGTAAAGGACACGTTGCGTGTAGTGCCAGCGTTAGTGTTCGCCGGATCCGGAACGGTTTTTTGTGATTAGGTCTATGGCCATGCCGAATATGTAGGAAGCTACTGGTAGTTGGTCTTCAAGGAATAGGCGTTTTTCTTCGGCTTTCAGTAACGCAATGATACGGTCACGTTCTTCAGCCATTCCAGTATGTTCGCCTTGGCTTACCCCGACTGTGTAACATTTAAAACAGTCAATTTGGTGGGTCACTTGTTCTGTCCTTTGATTTCACGAATTTCTTTTTTCAATTCGCTAATCTGTTTGTCAATTGCGATTTGAGCAAGCAACAAGGCGACTACCGAAATGCCAAGACTAACGATTGCGGATACTTCGTTCACTTGTTCTCTCCCTTGATAAGAGCGATAACCTCGCAATAGCAATCACCGTTCCAGTCGTGACCGCTTTGTGGTTTACATTCGCTTTTGGTTTCTAGCAGTTTGATAATGCGTTCCCGTTCTTCAGCTGCACCAATAAGTTTGCTGTTCTTAGCCATGTTAGCTGTAAAACTATTGGCATAACGCACACCGTCAATAACTTCACCGTCGTATTCGTCCCAAGTAAATTTGGTCATTATGCGATTACCGCCTTTGCGTTTGTGAACTTTAGGTTGCTGGTGGTGAAGCGGCCTAGTCGGCTGTTGTAGTAGTTGACGGCGACAATGTAAACACCGTTTTCTATGGCGGTTAGTGTGCCTAGTTTGGCTAGTCGGGGGTTGTCGTTCCATGCGGTTACGGTGTTGCCTACACGGGCGTATCCGGATCCGGTTTGGTTTGTCATTATGCACCAGCCTTTATAGCGTTCAGGGTTGCTTGGTAGTAGTTAATGTCACGTTCGATTAGACGGGTTAGCAGAATGTTGTTTTTGGTTCTGGTTAGGTGTTCGGTTTCGTGGGCTATGGCTTTGACCATTCGGGTGGTGGCGGTTTCTAGCCCGTAACTGGTTACCAGTTCGGTGGCGTTTTGTTCTGGGGTTATTCCGTAAGCTGCGAAGTCGGTGGTGTCCATTATGCTGCCTTTCGTGGTTTGTAGACCAGTAGGGTGTTGTTGATTAGTAAAGGTTCGACTGTGTAGCCTTTGGCCTGTAAAGTTTCTGCGATACGGGTTATGGTGGCACGTGCGTGGTTGTGGTCGGGGTTGCGGTTTTCGCTGTTGTGGTTGTAGCTGATACGGACGCCACGACCTGCTTGGGTGGTTTCAAAGCCAGCCGTCCAAGTGTTGTAGCCCCTGATACGGGTGGCGGTTTTTTTGCTTCGGGTGTGGTTGGCTTTGGTTAGGGTTAGGCTTACGCCTTGGGCGGTTGTGTATTCGCTGTTGGTGTGGTCTAGGAATGTCATTTTGTTTGCCCTTTCGTTGGCTGGTATTACCAACATTAGCAAAGAATGTAACGGAATGTAAGCAAAACACCAAAAAATAATCACAATTTGATAAACAATTTTGCAACCAATTCACACCGGATCCGGCGACACTTTTCAGTCACTAAAAGCTACAGGCGTAATGTGAACGTCACGAACACAGTCACGGTGACCACACGACCTAACACCAGCCTTATACAACCGACCGTTCAACACAGGGTTTTCCCATTCGTCAAAGTCACCATGCCACGGAATACAATAACCGTTATTGCCATACGTAACCTGTTTTAAAGGTGTGGCCCGACAGCTGCTACAAAAGTCAACATTCTTTACACGGCGACTGGTCACCGAATACTTCAGACCACACCGTTCACAAAGGCAATAAAACCATTTGTCGTCTTGGTCAATAATCATTACTCAAGAATTGCCATAACGTCAGACAAGTGAATTAGTTGGTATTCTTCACCGTCGTGTTCAAAGGTTTGACCAGCGTGTTGGCGGATAATCAACTGGTTACCAGCCTTGACTTTGGTTTGGTCGTCAGCGACCGCTATAACGGTTGCTAGTTGTGGTGCTTTCACAGCGGTTTCTGGGATAACCAAACCTGAAGCGGTGGTGGTTTCAATTGCTGGTAGCTGAATAATTAGGTTGTCGTTTACTGGCTTCATTTGTTGCCTTTCGTTTTGCTTAGTCGTAGGTATTGAATGTAATGCTTTTGGCATAAGCCTTTAGCGTGGGTAGCTGCGTCGCACCCGTCCAAGTTGCAGACGGTTGTTTTGTCAGCCAAAGCGTGTTGTAACTGGTTCAGGGTTACACGTGGGTGGACATACCCGTTACGTTTGCGTTTCCGATACCACGCTTGGTAGTGGTCGGTGCAGAAACGTTTGCTGTAGTGGGCTTCGATACAACCCGGAACAGCACACGTAAGGTAGCCACGTCCGGATCCGGCGTAGTCGTCTAGGTTCATTAGAACGGTGTGACGTCTACAGGAATGGTTGGGGCGGTTTTAGCTGCTACAGGGTTCGCTGGGGTGAACGTGGCGTTGTTGCCCTGCACTACAACCGACTGCCCTTGTTTGCCCGACTGGTCTAGTTTTGGTGAACCGTCTGGGTTAGTCCAGTTGTCAATTTTGGTGGAGTGGTCACCAGCGAACACACCAGTTGCACCAAGGTCAAACGCTACTGCGTCGGTGAACCAGAAAGTGTAGCGACGGTGTTTAGTTTCGCCGTCACGGTTTTTGTATGGTTCGTGAACTTCAACACCTTGCCCGTTGAAAAAGATACGTGCAGCAAACGCTGTTGGTTCGGTTGTTAGTTTTGCCATGGGGTTAGCCTTTCGTTAATGGTATTTAAAGTGTAGCAAATTTGTGTCAATGTTGCTTGTTCGGTATTCCCCGACGTGAAGCCTTTTGTTTACGAATAGAACGCCTGTCCAGTTCAGTTAGGCCACCCCAAATACCGTGTTCAATTTCGTTGTCAATAGCGTATTCGGCACACAACATACGAACAGGGCATTGGTGACATAAACCAATAGCTTCCTTCATGTGGTCGGGGTTGGTGCTGAAGAACAGTTCAGGGTCTTCAATGTCGCCACATACGGCGTGCTTTATCCACGCTTCAGCTGCTGGCAGTTCGTCGTCTTGTTCGCTCATTAGGCGTAGTCCACTTCTATGTAGGTGGCGTTGTGTTTGCCATACGTTTTTAATAACTGTAGTTCGGTAATTTGTCGGTCGTCGTGCAACACGCCTGACTGGGTAAGAATGTCTAAAACGAAACGTGCCGCTTTGTCAATGTCGGGTGTGGTGGTCATGTGTAAACGTTTCACCGTTTTAGGTCGTTCAAACTGTAGTTCGATAAACACACGAATAGGGTGTTCCGGATCCGGCGTTGACCAGTCACCGAGGTTGCCGTGAATGTAAGCAATAAATTCTTCACGTCGTTCTTTCAACCCTTTGGACGCTTCGACCAATACGGGTCTGCCGTTCACTAGAAAAGCCTTTTTGCTTCCTTGCGGTTTAGCTGCGTAGGGAATTGTTATTTGTAACATTTTCCGCCACCTTTTGTGCAAGTAGTTCAGCCAACCTGTCTTGTTGTTCAGGGGTTAGCTTTGACACGATACTGTTGGCGGCTTTAGCCATTTTTGTTTTGGCACGTTTTTCAAGGTTTTTGCGTTTACTCATTTGTTTGTTCCTGTTCAATTAGTGAAACCAATTTGTTTAGTTCGTTGCGAAAGTTAAGGCTGTTTGGTTTTAGCCAGTTAGTTGCTTTTTGTTTAAGCAATTTGACTATGCGTTTACGTTCCACAATGACACCCGTGTTGAACGCAATGCTGGTTAAAGAACTTGGTTCACCTTTTACTGGGTGGTTTTCTTTTCCACAGGTGCAGTTACCATTACACATTTGTTTCTTCTTTCACTTGTTTTGGATACGGCAAAATTTCATATTTTAGTTTTGCCAATAGTTCTTTCTTGCGTTTCTTCGTGGCGTTAAAAATGACGTAACGGTGTTTGCGTGGCCTGTCCACGAAGTAAACGTTTTCTTCACCAAACTTTTCTATCACCTGTTTGTTGGTTAGACCGTTAGCGTAGGTGGCGTGGTGTTGGTGTTCCAGTCCACGAACCTTGGGGTCGCGAAATTTGGACGACAAACCTGTGTAATAAAAGTTGGTTGCTTGATACACAACACCAAGGTGGTCTTGGCTGGTGTCAGCGAACGACACCACAATTTCTTTGTCCAGCAAGTTCAAGCTGTTGCCGATAAGGAAACTTTCACCGTTCTTTGGAACGCTGTCGTCAACCCATAACCGTGTAAGTTCGTAAACGTTTTTGGCTTCGTCGTCGCCACAAATACCTTTCAGTAATGTGCTGGACGGGCTGACCCCATACGTTACGACACCGACACAAATATTGTCTTCAGTTTCAAACAACCCGAACGCTATGCTGCATGGTGCTTTGCGGTGTAGGTAATGGTTCTTGACCACTAACGCCATGGCAAGTGCATACGGTATTGGTTGCACCGAGTAAATTTCTTTTATTCCCATTCTTACTTTCTTTCGTTTCTAAAAGTTTACGCCAATAAGCAGCTGACGTAGTGCAAGTTCAGCCTGTTGCGGAACAACCCCGTTACCGCACGCTTTAAGTTCTTCCTTGCGTGTTAGTCCGGATCCGGTCACCCATTTTTCTGGCAAACCCATTAACCATTCCGTGAATTCGGAACTAAGCCGGTGTGACCCGTCTTTGCCGTCGGGTTTGGTTGGTGCTGGTGCTGGGCGACCTAGAACCTGTTCCCAGCGTCTAATGGCTGGTTCAAACTTTCCCCAGTTCATTGCTTCGTTCACAACCGTTTCACGTAGGTTGGCGTAGCCACCCGGCGACTTGGCTTTTAGTGCAGCTATTTGTTCGGGGGTTTTTATTTCTCTGTGTTCCATGGTGTTAGGTGTTGGCAACATTTCCATACGAACCGCAACACCCAAACTAATACCGGGCATACCTTTGTATTCACCGCTGTCAGCCTTTGCACGACGTTCTAAATAATCTTCAATAGGTTCGTCATAATTGCGAATGTGTCCAAGTGTTGGGGTTGGTAACAGGCTGGCAGCTATGGCTGGCGAAACAGTTAACCCGTTATCAAACGCTAGTTCGGCTACTTGGTCAGCGACCTTAACCATGCGTCCCCTTTCACGGGCTTGGGTTTCACTAATCGCACCACCTGTGCTGTCGGTCACCGACGGGGTGCGTAACAGGTTATCTTCAACTACTTGCATGGTCGGTGCGGTAGGCGATAATGAAAACCCTAAACCGTTGGTGTGCTGCACCTGCGTCGGAAGCCCGAACGCCTGACCATTTTGCGTCATACCCGATATTGGCCAAACTTCCGAGAACAGCCCCCAATGCTCGCAAAGAAGGTTGCCCCCCCCCATTTGTTCCCATACACCACGGACATTGTTCCACGTCGCTATGGGCTGGGGCTGAAAGAATTCCACGGACATTTTCAATAACAACCAATCTTGGTCTAAGTTCTTCAATGGCACGGGCAAATTCAGACCATAAACCTGACCGTGTTCCTTCCTTGATACCAGCACGTTTGCCAGCAAGCGATAAGTCTTGGCATGGAAAACCACCAGTCAAAATGTCTACAGGTTCAAGCTGCGTAAAGTCCACCTTTGACACGTCACGATAATTAGGGACACCCGGAAAATTCTTTTCCAAAATTTTACTGGGTGCGTCGTCCCACTCACAATGCCAAACAACTTTTGCACCTGTCACAGCTGTCACGGCTAAGTCCAAACCACCGTAACCAGAAAACAAAGAACCTATTTTCATTGTTCTTTTTTCTCACATTGGTGATTAGACCAAGCCGAGAAAGACAAATTTCGTTTGCAGTAAGGGCAAAAAATTTGTGTGTTCTGTTCCCAACTCATGCGTCACCCAACACAATCTGCAACAAGTTGTGTGCGTCGACAGCTACTTTGTCCGTTGCACCAGCCGCATAACGGCCAGCGTTGAACATTAGTTTGTCCCTGTCGTCACTAGACTTTCTAGGTTTCGGCAACACGGCAACAGGTTCAACTTTGTCGCCGGATCCGGCACGGTTTTTGTAACTAAGGTCAAACCGTTCCAGTTCCAAAGCGTTCAACAAACCACATTTAGGACATTCCTTTTTAGGTCTAGCCATTACTTCACCGTTAACCTAACTGAAGCCTGTCCCTGCTTCATAGGCACTTCAGGCAACAAAGTTTTGATAACGTCCAAGTCTGGGGTTTGACGACCAGCAACTTCAGACCACGCCACCTTCACACCGTCAAACGTGATACCAGAAACACCAACAAGTGCTTCCTTAGCTGCGTCCTTTTCAGCAGCCAAAGCCTTTTCTTCAACCAAAATTTGCTTATACCGTGTAGCTGCTTTAGTCACAGCTTCGTCAGTAATCGGGTCACCAGAAAAGTCTTTACCAATACCAGAACAAAGGTCACCAAAGAACGGGCAGTAACTGGCACAAAATGTTGTGGCGTCACGTTCCGGATCCGGTGCAACAGTTCTGGTTTCAACGTCAGCCAACCAAGCCAACGCTTCCAACGCAACGTTTTCGTCATACGGTTCAGACCATTCGATAACGTCAAGTTCGTTACCGTCACGTGGGATACCAATAAGCTGCACCGTAGTCACTTTGTAACCGTCACGGGCCATAAGGTAACCGTAAGTGTGAACCTGAAAACGTTTTTGCTTAGTCACAAAATAGTCGGCGTTCTTTTTGGTAATGGTTTTGAAGTCGGTGACCGTTCCAGTTTCAGGGTCGAAACAGTCAATGTTTGCTGGTGGTAAACCGTCCTTAGCGTCAATGTGGTGTTCCAGTAAATAACCTTTACCAGCCAAAGCGGTTTCAATGGTGGCGTGAATAGCTGTTCCCATAATCGAAGCAAGTCGAAGTGTTGGGTTGGTTTCTGCAGCACCCTGAAGTTTGTGCCACACCTGACGGCGACACCCACCCAACTGGCTAACACCAATAGCAGTCTGCAATGACCTTGCACGACCCCCGTCTTGGTTGTGTAACGCTTCAATCAAAATGTTCTTGTCCATTATTTGTTACCTTCCTTGTTGCCACCAGTCAACACGTAACCAGCGACTTTTATTAACGACCAAGTGATTAGGGCAAAAAAAGCCAACACAGTAATAGCGGCTGTAATGTCGTTGCTAAACAACCCGTCAAGAATTAAAGCGAACAGGTTTAGACCTACCCACCAAATAAAAATAATGCCAAGGGTTTTAAAGAATTTACGCATTATGCAGCTACCTTTGCAAAAGCGTCAGTAAGGGTAATGTCAACAACCGAACCAAAGTTTTTTGGGGTAAACCAAACGGTGTGCTTGTTACCCAATGCGTCCAGTCCAATAGTTCCGTTTGCTAGTTTCACAAAAACTACGGTGGTCAAACCATTAGTAACAATTACTTCAAGGTTCTTGGCTTCAGCTAGTTCTTTTAGTGCTAGTTGCTTCTTAGTCATTTCTAGTTCCTTTCGTAGAACTGTTTTGTTGATAAGTCCAAGATAACACACATTTCGTAAGAATGTAGCAACTTATTTGAATTATTTTAGATTAAGTTTTGGTAACGATAAATTCAGCTGGAAGGTTCTGAAGCGTAGGGGAAGAATGGCTTAACACAGCCACCCTTCCTAGTCCAGCCGTATAGGTCTTCGCTTAGGTCAAATGGGGGACATTACTCCCAACTACGCCAAATGTATGCCAACCAGTCAAAGGCTATGCGGTAGTTCGTTACACAGCAGCTGACATACTCCAAACCCTTTCTTCAAAGGGTCGACGTCTAATTCCGTCATGTCACCCGAACGCTGGCTTTTCGGGTAGCAAAAATGTTTATCCCTCTAACGGACGTCTATCCCCGTGTGCCAAACGTGGGCCAGTTGACTTTACTTCAGGCTGACGGTCACATTGACCTCTGAAGACACCTACGTGCAAAAACAAATATGAACTATCGAAACGTTAAGTGCAAGTTTCAGGAAACCGTTCCGGATCCGGAACAGTTAATTATCCAGTATGGTGCGACCAAACTTGTCGTCCAGCCGATACCAAACACCAGCGACAAGGTCGAACACGGGGCGGTCCGCTGGGTCTTCCCAACTGTGCAGCTTCCAACCATTGTCACGACACACACGGGCGAACTGGGCGTTACTTTCAGCCAACCCGTTAGCGAAACTACAAAAAACAATTATGTTGCTTGGACGGTCAGCCTTAGCGTTCTTACCACCATGGCCACGGTTCAACCTGTGTTGTGGAATAAGTTCGTCACCGTCTGCACCACAATGTAAACAATGGGCGTCACGTGTCAAAAATTTGGCAAATTGTTTAGGCGTCATATAAACCAAACCGTTCCGGATCCGGAAACATTAAGAATTTTTGTAATGCAGTTCGACTTGTTTAGCAATAACGCTGGTCGAAACGCTGGCACTATCCAAAGCACGTAGCTTTGTTTTCACACGGTTCAATTCTGCCTTAGCAATGTCCAACGCAAGTTTTTTATCCACACACGCAAGTTTGGCGGTCGCCTGACGGTCTAAAGCCGTGCCAACTGCGTCTAAGGTTGCTAACGAAAGTTCACGGTCGTATTCGGCGTCAAGGGTTGCCACCTTAACTTCGGCGTCAAACATTGCTTGAATACCTTTTTGGGTTTCGCTCATAAGACGGTTCAGTTCAGCAACCACGTCGGCTGGTGTCAAAATTTCAGACATTACTGGTGACCCCAACCTGAACCCCGAAACGTCACAGGTGGGGCAGTCCACACACGGTTCATAGAACCCCCACAAACCGAACACTTAGCAACCGTAACCGTTTCATGAATTGAACCCGTCACGACCGTTTGGTGACCTTCCTGACATTGGTAAATGTAACTAGGCACGGCGTCCTTTCAAAATAGCTTTCACAACAGCAACGTCTTCGTCCACAGGTTTCGCTGGACGACCACGCTTACGTTCAGGTTTAGTAAGTTCACCAACAATGTGGTCAAGGTTTACACAGTCACTATGGCCACAGGTTCGCACACCAACCAAATACGGTTGCCCGTCTTTCATAGGGTTGTCAGCTGCGTCAAAGTCACCTAACCATGCTTCACAAACACGACCGTCTTCATACACAACAAACCGACGGCGTGGGGTGCGACAACTTTCACACCAGACTTTACCCGTGCGTGCCGCATACTTTTGCATGGCTTTCGTTTCTTCACGAATACCACACCGTTGACATTCCATTGTTTAAGCCTACCCAACACACCTGACTACGACGGGTGTGCGTAAACGCCTACCTGTGCGGTGTCATTGGTCACAACACCAAAGCACTTTTCTACGGCTACAGGTAAGCGTCTACTAGACACAGTAGGGGTTGTGTAACTGTGTTTGTAACTGGTAGTGGACTTGAACCACTAAATTTGCACCGCTTAATGTGGTGCTGTTCTACCGTTGAACTAACCAGCCTAGTCGCACCTGTGGACTTCCGTCCGTCCGGACGTCTACCACAGGCACTTGCACTTTGGTAGTTCTAGTGCCATACCGACCACGCCATTATTTGCGTAATCAAACTACCCTGTGGACTGTCAAGCACGACGCTTGAATGAAGACGAAAGTCCTACGCTGAATGGGAAAAGTGCGTAGGCTTCATACACCGCAATGTGTCAGTCCGGTCGGCTTGGGGGAAGCCGACGTTTATTAGTTTACAGGTTTTACTGGGTTTGGCAAAACACGAACAAACTTAGCTTTAAAACCAAGAAAGTCCACCCTGTCATTAACGCTAATAAAACTGGTGCGTTTACCAGCATGAAGTCCAGCGTGAATAGCCAAACCATTCCCGTAATAAATGGCTGAATGAACAGACCAATTTCTGTCACCCCAAACCACAATGTCACCCGGCAACGGGTCTTTCACATAGTGGCCCAAATGACCCTGTGCAGTAGCTGAATGTTTAATGGAATAACCCAATTGTTGATAAGCCCACATGGTCAAACCAGAACAGTCCCAACCCGACGGGGTCGAACCGCTGAACACATACCAAGTCTTGCCAATACGGTTCTTCAACTTTTGCAGCATTGCTGGAACTTTCACATTCCACAACTGGTTAGCTTTAGCAATTTCAATTTGCTGGTCACGCATAACCTGCAACTGGTTAGTCACAACAACAGGTTGGGCCACAAAACTTGTTGCTTCCGGATCCGGAACGGTTTGTGGCGTATAACTACAACCAGCCAATAAAACAGCTGTAAATAGTCCAAATGTTAGCCTTTTCATAGGCGACCCCCTTAATGGTCGTTACTGAAAAGAAGGTGTTAAGTTGTCCTTCTAGTCTAGGTCGTTCATGTCTGTGTCGTGCATAATTGCCGTCACCGCAAACAATGCCAAAAGCATTAAAGCGATAGCTGCAACGAAAACACCAATAACAATAAAGGCCATTAGTTCACCACCTTTTCAGTCGCACCAAGGTCGGTAGGTAAGTCAATTGAGTGCCAAACAAACTGTTCGTCGTCGCCTAAGTATTCGGCACGGGCAACAAGACCTTCAAAAAAGAAAGCGTCACGGATAACACCCTTGGCTTTCAGGTAAGCAATAATTCGTTTACGTTCGTCTTCCTGTCCCTTTGCATAGTTTTCATACATGAACGCACGCAAGTTGCCTTGAGTAATTGGAACAATGTCTTCAGCTGCCATTAGTGGTTTTCCTTTCGTTTTGCTAAAGCCTTAATAAGTTCGTATTTGAAACCTGACCAAATTTGGTTGTCCGACACCGTCACAATAGGTGCAGTCAAATGACCTAGTTCTTTAAACTTTTCAACCATGTCTGGGTGAAGTCGCAAGTCAACTTGGTCATAAATGACACCAAGTTTGTCCAGCATACGTTTCGTCTGGTTGCATTGCACACAGGTCGGCCCAATGTGGTAAACGGTTACGGTCATTTCTCGCCTTTCACGGTAACGGTTTCAACCGCTAACCTTTCAGTTTCGTCTTTGTAAGGTCGGATAAGTTCCAAACAAACGTCGCCACCAGTTGCCAAAGCGGTTTGTTCTTCTTCGGTCATTGGGTAAAGTTCGTGAATGACACACAAAGGCATAGAACAATACTTGTTCGCAAGCCCATAGTCCAACCATTCTTGACGGGTCATTTTCTTTGTCATACCAGTTTTCTTTCAATGTCGTCTGAACAACCACGCAACAACGCAGCAAGTTCAGGGTTACTACTTTCAAGGTCTGAAGCTACACCAGTCAAATAAGTGACAACTTCAGTAACCGCAAAACGGCGACCAGCAAAAAAGCCGTCCGTATACGGGGACATATTAGGCAACGGCCTACGCTGAAATTCCAAATGTGTATCAGTCAATTGCTTCACGACCGTCCACAACCGCCATGGCAAACACCAACGCTTCACAACGAACACACTTACAACCAGTCTGACCAAAACCACACATAGCTGCAGTCAGTTCGTCACGCAACTGGTTACGTTCGTTTCTCGCACCAGTCTTAAAACCTTGATGCCAACGTGCCTTTTCTTGACGTCGAAGCGTCCCTTCCATAGCAACCGTTTTGTCTTTTTCCAAGACAGCAAACATTTCACTTTCAAAAGACATTACTTCACCATGTCTTTCTGACACGCCGAACACCAACCGTGCGACTGGTTACACGTTTCACAATAAACAAGAACCACAGGGGCGTCACAGCAAGTTGTTTTTTCAATTACGGTTGTCAAGGTCAGCTTCCCTTCCCAAGTCGTCTGGCAAGTCGCAAACACAATTTGTGTATTCACAATTAGCACAAACTTCGTCTTCGCTTTCCGGATCCGGCGGCATTAGATAACTGTCAAGCGACATTACTTTTTCCCCCTTTTCAAGTCAACCTTGATAAAGCAAGTTGCACACACAGTAACAACACGGTTACCGTCAAACACACAGGTGCAATACTTTGTGAGCAAGTCAACCAGTCTGGCCTTTTCGTCAGCCATACCGTTTTTGTAAGCGGTAGAAACAGCGTCAGCCAAATATTCGGTGGTTGTAATTATTTGCGTCATTTCGTCACCTGTGCAAATTCTGTAGCAACCAACACGGCTTGGTTACGTCCGAACCGTCCAGCACGACGTTCACCCGTGTCAACGATTAGACCCTTTTCTTTCAAAGCTGCTGGTCGGGCGGTCACCGAACCATAAGACAGGTTAGGTAAAGCCGCCAACAAGTCGTCAGCGGTCATACCCTTCTTACGGCTTTTACGAATAGTTTCCAAAACCAACAGTTCCAATTTGGTTACTTTCAGTTTCTGGGCAGCTTCAATGGAAGTGTCCATGGCGTCACGTCGAACAAGTTTCTTCAATGGTGTGGTTTTCATTACTTCACCAAAGCCTTCTGGTCAAACACCAAAGCCTTCAACGTGGTGTTGTTGAACGGTAGGTCTGCAATGTTCAACTTCGCAATTTCGTCCCAAGCGTTCTTTAGTTCCAGTTCGGTAGTTGCCGACTTGATAACTTCAGCCCAGTCGGTCAACGCAGCTGCAGTAGCCGCTGGAATGACTTGAGCAGTTTCGTAACTGAACGTGTCCGGATCCGGTTCGTCTGTTGGAAGACACAACAGCTGCAACAAGAACGTGCGATAGGCAACAGACATTGCTTTGGCTGTGGCCTTGTCACCGCTGTCAAACGCTTCAGCAACAACGTTGCCCGAAACGGTTGAGCTGTCAGAACCGTAAACCGTGTAAGTGACGTCTACACGGGCAATGTTTGCCACGCCACCGTTCTTAGTTGGTGCGGTGCTGTAGTCGATACGGTTCACGCTTGGGGCAATGAAACCACCAGCCTTGCGTAGTGCTGGGCCGACCTTGTTCACTACGGCGTCAATGCCACGGAAGTTGAACCCCTGCGACTGGTTGCGGTCGTTTTTGCCGACCGCTTGGACGTCTTGCATTACTGCCAAAATAATTTCGTTTGCAGTTGCCAATTTGTTGCCTTTCGTTTTTTTGTTTTCCCCAACGGTTGTTGGAAGTTTAGGTTTACTGGATAGTGCCGACATTATTCGCACCAGTCACAGTTCGGGGTGGTGCATGGTTCAAAGCCAACCTTCAGGTCGTCGTGTATGGCGTCCCACACACCAGCACGACCGTCTAGGACGTCGTAGGTGTAGGCGTGTTGTTCTGGGGCGACGGTGAAGCCAGCAGGGGCTTCTAGTTCTAGGCACGTGCCGCTGTCGGTTATGGTTGCACCTAGTGTTTCGGCTAGGGCTAGGACTTGCTTCTTGGTTGCCATTATGCACCCACCTTTACCAAGACGGTGTTGAACCATTCCAAGTCAATACCCTGTTCTTGTTGGTGGGCTGGGGCTGGCTGGAATTCTGTGCCTAGCAAGTTCATTAGGGCTTGGCTGTAACGCTGGTAAGTTGCCCACGTGTAGTTAATTCCACGCATAGCTTCCTGAACAACTTCGTGAACGTTGATACGTCCCTGTTCAGTAGTCAACTGGTCGTATGCCTTAACCAGTTTGGTTTGAACCTTTGTCATTTTTGCACCTTTCGTAAATGCCTATAGAACCAAGATAACACAGTTTTAGCAAAACACGCAAGAATGTAACAAATAATTATTTCAATTTGGTAACAACAAAAAGCAGAACCCCCACCATTTCTAGTAGGGGTTCAAGCCAATAGACGAAACTAAAGGCGGTGTAAAACCAGTCTAACGGTTCTGCCCACCAACCACACAAAGGTCACGACGTGGGTCGTAACCGTCCCCAACAACCAAAGACACAATACCCGTAGGACTATCCAACCCCCGTGCGTTCTTCCACCAAGGACTACCACCGTCCATAGCTGGTGTCTGTATCCAAAGGTTAGGGCCAACCTGCGAAACTTTGTAATGGTGCAAGTGTGCCGTAATCAACACTTCAGCCTGACCCACAGCCGTGCGACCCATAGCCTGACCTTCCCACCACTTACCACCCATGTCACGGTTCTGGTGACCATGAGCAAAACCAACCAACGTGCCAGACAAATCAACCGTCAAAGTGCTTTCGTCACGCAAACCAAACCGACCCTGCACGTGCGACAACGCAGGGTTTTCAGCACAAATGTCCAACACCTGCTGCACAATTTCCACCTGCCAATTGTCCATAGGGTCAGTCAAAACGGTGCGGTGGCTTTCGTCATGGTTACCCGGCACCACAGGAATAATTAGGCTGTCAGTCAACGGGGCAAAAGCCTTAACCCACTCCAACAACACACGACGACCAACACGAATTTGTTGCGTCAAAGACAAGTCAAGGCGACCAGTAATTTTGCCATTCTGCGAAACCACACCTTCAATACAGTCACCAAGTTGTGGCAAAGCAATTTGACCAACACCACGACCCTTCAATTCCTTCAACCGTTCAAGACTTGCGTCCAAACCGTTCCGGATCCGGGCCACCGTGCCAGCCGTGCCGTCACCAGCGTCCTTACCGTATTGAGTATCACCCACACAAAACAAAGCTGTTCTGTCACCCGTCAAAGGCTTCACAGACTTCGCTGGACGCCACCGACGAATTTCCTTATCAAGTGCTTCAATGTCCACAGCGGTCGCACGATAACCAACAGGCTTCAAACTAACCCTGTAACTTTCCAACCACTCACCATGGTAGGTTTGCCACTTCGACCGTCGCACATTAGTCACAACCCAGTCCAACGGGTTTAAGTCAAATTCAGCCAACAAGTCAGCTGCGTCGGCTGGTTCGCCTTCCTTACGTGGCGACGAAACAAAATAACCACCGTCAGCGTCAAGTTCCAACTGTGGACGCCACGCTTCCTTCGGGGGAGTATTACGTTTATCCCCACCAGCCCCGTTAAGGTTCGCTAAATCTTCCAGCATGAACACGCCTTAATACGGTGGTGCTTAATCGCACCCTGCGAAACACGCAAACCCTTTTTCAACAACACCTGTTCAAGCGTGTAATACTTCCAGTCTTCGTTCATAACCGCTTCCAAAAGAATGTCTTTGTCAGCCTGTTCCAAAGTAGCTGCCACGTCACGAACCTTACAAGGCCATTGCCTTGGTGCTGGTTTCAGGTCGTCAAGTAGTCCCATAATTTAGCCTTTCGTTTACTGTTGTGGTTTAAGCCTGTCAAACATTCTGGGGAATGTCAAAGGTCTATGCCGCCGGATCCGGAACGGTATCGGTGTTTGTTGCGTCGGTAATAGGTTGGTTACAGACACCGCAAATAAAGTTCGGGTCAACCGTTGGGGCTTGAATAGCAATACGGTTACCGTTGTTACTACAGTTTTCGGTGTGGCACACAACCACATAGTTAGCCAAAATAATGTCGTCCATAGTTTTATCCTGTCGCACTTGTCGAAGTCATTTGAACAGCTACCCAGTCAAATTCAATAGTTTCAGTAATGGTCGAACCGTCGCGGTGTTCCACAGTCAAAGTTGCACCATTAGTTGAATTACCAATTACACGAACAGAAAACGTGGTTGCAACGTTGCTAGTAATACGGGTTGGGGTGAATGTGACAACAGGGGTAACAGTAAAACGGTTAGTTGGGTAAGTGATACTCACGCTTGCACCAGTCACCGCCGAGAAAGCAACCTGTGGGTTTCCAGCAGCTACAGCGTAAGGCTGACGGGTAGAACCATAAAATTCAAGTTTGCGAATACGGTTATCCAAGTCTTTGATTAAGTCAAAAATTGCTGGCGGTAAATTTATGAAACCCACGTCAGTCCTAACTGTAAATGTTGTTTGGTTGCGTCAACGAATAAGTAATTTGTTCAGGGCCACCAGCTTCGTTAGGTGTCGTCGTAATAGCCGTCACACGATACACCGCATTAAGACCAGTCGGGAAACGTGCGTCGTTGATAATCACACGAACGTCGTCACCCGGGTTAACAACACCCACCGTTGGTTGCTGACTAGCAATTTGAGTAACCTTAAGCGTGGTCGGCGGATAAGCCAAAGCCGCATTGCGACCAGCAGCTAAAGCCGTAATTAAACTTTGGGAAGTAATGTCTGGAAAACTAAAAGACGCCATAAGCGTAGGCCAACCCTTAGCAGAATAGTCTTCAGACTGGTAAAGCGAATAAACGTTTGACCCAACAGCAACAGCTTCATTAGCAACAATAGAACCGTCTTCAAAATAGTCATAGTCAAGAATGTTGCCCGGTAGTTGCAACGTTGGGGCGTTCGGGTCACCAGCGGTGTAAACATAACCAATACGTGGGTAACCTAAATTCAAAACCTTTTGCGGTGTGCCTGTGCCGTCGTAATAAACGTCAACGTTAAAGTCAAAACCATTGTTCGACTGTGACAAGTCCAGCAACGCTTGGTAATAAGTTTTCAAGTCTGCCCCTGTATATGTGACTGAAACGTTTACACCCGACGATAACGCTGGCACGGTTATACCAATGTTTCTGTTACCAACACCCGGAACGCTAAATTGTAAACCTGCGATTAGTTGCTGAACCATTTGGAACTGGTCAATATTGTTGTAAACGTATGGTTGCGTTAGTGAACCAAAAGTTGTGCCTTGAAGTTCAAAAGGAAAAATAAAAACTTTTTCCATGTAACTTTCAAATTCACGGGCAGTAATAGAAATGGTTTGGCTAGTCGAATTGTAAGTTCGACCCCAAATAATGCCACCCCAAACCAACGACCGACCAACATTGTTTGGCAAGTCCGAACGTTCAACATACAAAGCGGTTCGTGCTGGTTGTGTTCCCTGAATGACAGACAACGCAGCTTCGTTAGCGTCGGTAATTAAAAGGGTGGCTGAAAACGTGCCAGCCGAATTTAGTTGTTCGGTGAAGCTGACACCGTTTAAAGGTAGTTCTGTTATCGGCGTGTTAGTCAACAGGTCGTATAAAAGGTAACGGTATTGGGCCATGTGTCTAGTTTAGTTGTTGGTTGGTGTTTAGGGGTGGTGTTCCGGATCCGGAAGCGTTATTTGCTGTTACCGAATTGTTACCAAAATTATTTAAAAAAGTTTGCGAAATGGTGTTGACAACCCGTGAAAGAATGTTACTGTTGACTTATCAGCCAACGAAAGGGCAAACAAAATGGCACGTAAGACCGACGAACGAAGCACCTACGCTATCAAGTTCAACAACGAAGTAATCACCGTTCGCACCAGCAAGGAATGTAACGCACTTGCAACCGCAGCTTTCAAGTTCGGTGTTTCAACCACCAACCTACGCAAGAACGGCGAAGTTGCTTACGTCATTGCTGGCCAAGAACTAAACTTCAGTAAGTTCTGGTAAACCCCCGAAACTTTCCTTGCCCCCGATATCTAGGGAAAGACAGAAACCCACCTTGCTTTAGAAGGACAAGGTGGGTTTTCTGTAACCAAAAACTATTTGTTCTGGTCTTCCTGATACTTCTGAACAGCGTCCTGCGTAGCCTTAGCCACGTCGTCAGCCGACACCGAACCAGTCACCGCAATCGCATAACCAACTGCACCGACGATACCAATCATTAGCGTAGACCAAGCAACCAAAACACCAGTCACAGGTGAACCAGTAATAACCGCACCGGATCCGGCAGCACCACCAATAATGAACAAGAACACACCAAAACCACGCCAAACCAACGCACCAAAAACAGCAACAATGGCGTTAATACGTTTCTTCATTAGATACCGCTTTCAGGGTTTACAGCTTCAACAGGGACAACAGGGGCAACCACAGGGGCTACAACAGGCTTAGGGGCAATCAACGGGGCAACAGTCGGCAACACAACAGGTTTAGCTGCTGGAGTATCCGAGAAAGCCACGGGCTTACCCCAACCAGTAATCGCCCAATAATTAAACTCATTCAGGTAAGACACTTCACGGGTGTGACCTTGGTCTGCACCAACAACAGTTAGGTGAGTAGCTGAAGCCGAAATACACATTGCAACGTGGTCGGTGCGTGTGTGCGTTCCCTTCCAGTCAAAAATGACGGCGTCACCCGGCTGTGGCAACTGCTTCTTTTCGATACCCTTTTTGTATTGAACCCAAGTTCCGTTCTTCTTACAAACGTCAACAACTTCGTGAACCCAAACAATGTGCGGATACTTGTCCTTTAGGTCAGAAACCCAAGTGTAACCAGCGGCACAGTCATACAGGTTAGGGCGACCCTTCAACCAAGGCAGTTTAGTGCGTGGTAGGTTCACAAACGTTTTGAATAAAGCAATAGCTTCCTGTGCGGTCTTCATTAGCCACCTAGTCCTTTGATAATTACGAAAACAATAGCTGCCGACAACGCCGACGACAAAACCGAAGTTAACCAAGCCGACTTATAGCGTGCCTTTTCAAGTTCCCGGATCCGGTCTTCATGGTCGCCTAGAACGTTCAGTTTGCTTTCTATGACAGACAACCTGCCAGCAATTTGCATAAGCAACGCCGAATTCGTTGGTTTCGGGTCTTGTTGTTCGGTCATAAAACTAAGTCTAAAAGACGGTGACCCTACGCTTCAGAATTACGCTAGGTTACCGATAGTGGCCGAAGTTCCCAAGTCGGTGAGCGTGAACTGTGAACCAGCCAACGGGGTGATAGTTCCAGCGGAAACAGCGTTCAAGTTCAGGTAAACACGTCCAGTAGTTCCAGCAGTAATAGTGCCAGTAAAACGGGTCACATAGTTAGTGGCAGTCGAATAGGAAGCCGAAGCTGCAAACGTTGCTGTTCCAGCGGTCGTGGTGATAACAGAAACGGACTGGTTCAGGCTGTCGCTGAACGAAGCCGTAATGTTAGTGTTAGAACCCAACGTGGTAACTAACTGCCATGTAACAGTTCCAGCCGTGGTTTTAGTGAACGGCAAAGTAATGTCAAGTAGATAGTTTCGACCAGCAACAATTTGTGGGCGAACAGTCGCACCAAAAGGCACACCCGTCGAAATAGCTGAACCCGGTGTGGTTAGACGAATTGACTGAACAGGGTTTTGGACAATGTTAGAAATTGCTGGAACACGAACGTCGGTAATGTTACCGGAAGTAATCTGTCCACCGCTGTTAACAGTAGACAAAACAAGAACCTGTGCCAAAGCAATGCTGTTAGACGGTGTAGACGGAACAGTTGGAGAAACCGCTGGTGTTCCAGTAATGACCTGAAAAGTAATGTTATTCGTAACACCTGAATAGGCTTGGTCGTTCACGGTCGCAACAATAAGGTCAATGCGGTTGTTAGTTGCGTCCTGTGTAGCAATAGTCAAAGTCACAGCTGCGTCGTTGTAACCAACATACACACCGGCGTTTGAGTAAGACGAAACAATTGAACACCAACCGGATCCGGCGTTCACCGTCATGTTAGGCGAACCCTGTGCCGTAACCGCCATACCGCCACCAATAACACCAGTCGACGAATACAAAGCCTGTGCGGTCAAACGGTCGTTTTCAGCGGTGTGCGAACCATACTGCAACCAACTTGGGGGTGTGCGTAAAGCCATTTCTTATTCCTTCTATGCGTATGCTTGACGGTAAGTAACCACAGCATTACCTGTGGAAGACGTTGCTGTGAAATACAAATTCTGGGACGAAGCCGCTGGAACAGTAAAGAACTGGCTTCCACCCGTCATAAGGTTACGGGCATTAGCACCATTCAAAGTAACAACGTTATTCGTCATGTCAATAACTAGCGTATCAGTCGAAGCGAAAGCACCAACCAATTGCACATACGCACCCGTGCTTAGGTTTGTAATTTGTGGGTTGTTCACAGGCTGACCAGTCAAAGTAATCACAGGGCCAACAGCTGCCGTTCCCGAAGTGTTGTTAACCGTGGTCGTAGCCGAAGCATTACCCACCAAAGCCTGTGTATAAATAAGGTTGTAAGTGCGGTTGTAAATACGACCATTAGCCAACTGTGGGGTCAACGTTGCCGACGTGTTCAAAGTTTCGTCATAGTAACGGTAATCAGGGGCAAAGAATTCGACCTGTGCCTTAATCATTCCGTAAGTGTATTCAGGGTCAATTTTGGCTTTACGGTTACGAACACGGGCAGACATTCGTTTGGCAGTATCAGTAGCCGACAACAAGAACTGCAACAAACCATTAGACGACGTTAGTTGTTGAACAGGTTGCAAAGCAGCTTGCAACAACAACCAGTTCTGTTGGGCCGAATTACCGTTACCAGCAAAAACGTGAATAGTAAAAGTAATGGTTCGACCATTGAAAAAGTCACGACCAGTTAAGTAACCGTCGTTGTAACCCTTTGGGGTGTCTTGAACACGCAACGTTGGTTGGTCAGCTAAACCGTCAATGTCAATAATTTGGTAAGGCGTTCCATTACCAAAGTTGAAACCGTTGAAACTGAACTGGTAGTTAAGTAAAGCCATTATGCCCCTGCCATTCCTAGACCGCCAACTTCAGAACCAGCACCAACAGAAAGCGTTCCGGATCCGGAACCAGTTACACCCACAGGCAAGTTGAACTTGATAGCGTTCACAATGTTAGCTGCAATGTCCTGTGGTTTAGCGTCCGTCTTAGCAGTCACCTTAGTTGTAATGTGTGTGTGTTTGTGGTGGTGCGTCGAACCGGATCCGGAACCACTTCCACCACCGCCACCAGCACCACCAGAATTAAAGTTCAAAGAACTAGACAATTTAGGTGCTTTCATATCAGCCAAAGACTTATTAGCACCCGAAGTGTCCACGCTGGCTTTCATGTTTATGTTGATACCCAACAATTTGGCAATAGCGTCAACCATAGGTTTAACCACAGCCCAAATTGGTTTCAACCAACTAATCAAGTTTTTGATAGCACCAATAACAGCGTTTTCAATGAACTGAACAAACGGTTTCATAATGTTCCATAGAACCGTGAACACTTTGACAAGAATTTGAATTTCAACAGACCATATGCGAAGCATTACGTTCAAGTAACCACCAACTAGGCTGCCCAACAATTTAATGAACGGCATAATGGTTTTCAAAACGTCACCGATAAGGCCAAACGCTGGAACAAGTGCATTGTTAATAAGGCTGGTCAACGGTTTCATAATTGAACCCATAAGCTGCATAAAAATAGGTATAAGCATATTCAAAATAGGCATAAGGGCTTTCATAAAAACGTTTACCAAAGCCATAACAGGTTTAGCAATAGCCCCAATAATTTTGCCCACCATATCGAACACCGGTGTCAGCTTCATAAGCAAGTCCGAAACCAAACGCATAACAGGCAACAACCCGTTACCCAAAGCAACCTGTATGTGTTCAAATTCGACCTGCATACGCTTCATTGGGTTAGTGTCAGCAGCTGCTTTAGCTGCACCCTTGGTTTGTTTTTCCAAGTCACCCAAAAGGTTTTTAGAACCCTTTAGTGCTGGGTCAAGACGGGTTAAAGCAGACGTGTTACCGTTCACCGCTTTACCAAGTGCTTTAGCCGCTGTTTCCAAAGGAATGTGGGCCGAAGCTGCAAGGTCTAAAGCGGTCTGTTGCAACGCTAACGCTTTAGTGCTGTCACCAGTAGCACGCACTAAACTGCCAAAAGCAATACGAAGTTCAGGCATTTTAGTGCCTGACATTTCAGACATACTTTCCAACTGTTTGTCAATAGCTTCGCTTTGCTTTTCAGTTGCACCAGTAGTGTTCTTCAACTGGTTTTGTAAAACAGCAAAACTTTCAGCATTGTCACCAGCAACCTTTGTGCTTTCCACCAAGAACCGCACAATTTCAGCAGCAGCAAAAGCCTTACCAATGCTTTTACCAAGTTCAGAAAATTGTGCTTTCAAACCATTAACAGGTTCTTTGACATGGTTGACTTCGCCACCAAAATTTTGAACCTGTTTCTTCAAACCTTCCAGTTCGGCTTTGGTCTGTTCACCTTCAAGGCGAATTTTAATAACAAGGTCTTCAAGGTTTTCAGCCATGCCTGTTATCTCCGATACTTATTGTAATAGGTCATAAAAATTTCGTTTGCTTTACTTCCAATGGTATCCAACGCTGGTTGCATGAACGGGTATTTTCCTGTTCGGCTAGTGCCTTGTTCAACATACCGTGAATACGAAGCACCCGAAGTAACGTTGACTGTGTAAGTGCCAAAGCCGATACGAACAGGTTTTTGTGCAGCAATGTTTTTACGCAACCAACCCGTTCGTTTGTTAGGGCCACTACGTTCCCAAGGCACGTGATTACCCGAAGCAACATAAGGACCGGAAGCGTTGTCAATAGCTTCCGTTTCCATGTCCAAAGCAAGTCTGCCCAAAGCACGACCTGCAGCTGTCATAGCGTTAGCAATGGAAGTGTCAAGGGACTTAGAAACCACGTCAACGTTCACTTCAATAACTGCCATTAGTAGCCGCCTGTTCGCTTTCTATTTCATTCTTCAGGTTACCAATAGCAAGAACCCAGTCCATGTAATAAGCACTTTCAGCGTCCACCTGCGACGGCAACCAACCGTAACGTTCAGCAAACTGCCAGTAACGAAATTCGTCAACAGGGTATTCAAGTTCTTCGTGTGGGGTGTTCCCCTGAAGAACCCACTTCAGCCGTCTTAGTCGGCTGTAATCACTTTTGGGTTAGCCACGTTTTCGTCGCTGTCACCCAACTTAGGTAGCAACGTTGGTAGAACCTTTTGGGCTTCACGAAGAATAGCGTCGAAGTCGTCAAGTGCAAGACTTTCAAAACTTTCAGGCTTAATGTTTGGTGGGATAAGGTCGAACGACCATTCGGTGACTAGCACGGTAGCTACACGTTCCAACACGTCCAACATATCCCCAACATTGTCCAAGTCGTTTTGGCTTAGGTTGGTGAACACATACTTGCGGTCTTTGAGCGTTAGGGCTTTAGCGTCTTTGATAGTGACGGTGTTGCCTGACGGCAGTTTAATTTCATTACTCATGTTTAGCCTTTCGGGATAAAGTAACAGGGTTACACACTAAAAGGCTAACAAATAGTGTGCAACCCTGCCACCCATTAAAACCCTGTAACGAATACAGGGAACTTAGGTTTACTGGTAAGTTCCCGAAGGAAGTGCGTTCTGAAGAACCCACTTGATAGGGGCGTAACCACCAGTTGAACCAGCGTCGGTAGTGTTAGCGATACCTTCGACGGTCACCGAAACTTCAACAAAGTCTTTACCACGTTCGATAGTTGCAACGGTGTAAGCACCCTTGGTGATAGTGGCCTGAATTTGGGTTGCACCGGATCCGGATCCGGCTGACCAGTTCAGGGCGATACTTGGCTGGGTGTTGGTTAGGAAGTTGGTCAGCTGTGTGTCAGTTTCCATTACGAACTTGAACGCACCCTTGACTTCCAAAGCACCAACAAATACCTGATAAGGGTTTTGGGTGTTGGCTAGACCGTAAATTGGGGTGGCTGGTCGGGTCATGGTTAGCGAACCTTCAACAGCGTTCGATACCGACGAACCAGCAATGGTAACGGTGGCTTGCCAAACAGGGGTTGGGATAACGGTAGAGAACGAAGCGGTTGGTGCTGACACAGCGGTTGACTGCCAACCAGTTGCTTTTGCGTCATACTCCAGTAGACCTTCAGCCGAGAAAGTCAAACCGAATTCGTGAATTTGGCAACCAGCGTAACTACGTGCGTTAGCTGCATAAAAGTCGGTTAGGGTGAAAGCGGTAGGCTGTGCGTCTGCACCAATAGCGGTAGCGTTCTTTAGGCTAACCGTGTGGGTGTATGGTGCTGAACCACCTGTGGTGGTAACCGAACCTAGCAAACCAGCGATACCGTAACCAATGGTGTCTGGGAATACTGGGCCACCAAAGTCGAAGGTTGAGCGAACACGTCCCTGAATGTAGTTAAAGTTCTTCGCTAGTGAACCACGTAGACCTTCGTCAAATAGTGGGTCGATAATGTCAACAGGCTTTAGCTTGCCAACAGCAACAGGGATAAAGTTGGTTGGGGCTACTACTGTGCCTTTGGTTGCTTCCTTAGCAATACCAATATAACTTCTGTGGGTATTCTGAACGGTCATTTATTTACTCCTTATAGTGGGAAGGCTGGCAACCCGTGCTGGGCTGGGATAACCGACAAAGCAATTTCAACGTGGGCTGGAACGTCTGGGTCGGTTGCTTCAATAGCTGCAACGACTTCGTCAATAACAACTTCCACAGGGTCAACCGCACCGTCAACAACCAAGTCAGAAACGTCTGACACAGGTGCAACAACTTCGGTTGCCTGTTCTTCTACTGGTGCCGGATCCGGTGCGGTCGTTTCAGGGGCTACAACGTCCGCAGGGGCTACGTCGGTTGCTGGTGCGTCAATGCTTGGGGTTGCGTCTACAACAGGCTGTGCGTCGGCTACAGGGGCTGTTTCGACCACAGGGGCGTCTACAACTGGGGTAGGGTCAACAACTGGCTGTGCGTCCACCACAGGGGCTTCTACGGCTGGCTGTGCGGTTGGGTCTAGTTCGTCAGACATTACTTAGTTCCTTCAACTGGGGTTTCAACAGGGGCTGGGTCAGCTACAGGGTCAACAACAGGTTCAACAGGAATAACGGCGTCCACACTAGGACTAACAACGTCAGACTTAACTGAAGATACAACAGAAACGTTTTCAACACCGTCAATAACCAACCCTTCAATGGCTTCAAAAGTAGCACCCGAAGCAACAACCAAAACGTTACCGTCAGCGTCAAAAAGACTAGGGAACACCAGTTCGCCACCATTGTTTTTGTAAGTCGCCATGACTACTTCCTTATGCTTGAACCATTTGTGTAACCGTGAATTCGATACCAGCCCAAATTTCGGTTGCACCGCCGTCGTTCGTTTTTGGTTCACCATAAGAAACCTTGATACTAGGTTCTGCAGCTTGCCAGATAACGTTTCCGTCCGACATACCTAGTCTATGCCCACCAGCCCTAAGCCTGTCTTTTACAGCGTCCACAATAGCGTCGAAGTCAGTCATAGCGTCGGTGCTTAGGTTCTGCATGGAATGGCAAAACAACTGGAACACCACGTCGTAGTCGATACGTTTCCAACCGTTATACGCACCACCAACAGCAATACGTTCTTCAGTTTCACCAGCAATAAAAACTAGACCAGCCGCACGGGTGGCCGAACCTACAGCTGCGTTCTGTTCAAAGTTAATTCGCTTAGGGTGTGAAGCAAACACTTGGTTCAAGTTAGCAATGTTGGCGTTAGCTACCCACGTGCCAACAGCGTTACGAACTTCCTGCCTTGACATTATCTAATCCTGCGGAATGGTTTAAGAATTTCCTGAACGTGACCAATTTCTGTGCCAAGTTTTGCAGCACCACCACCCATGCTTTGACGGGTAGCTGCGTTGGTTACTTCCATGGTCATAGCTGCGTCACCACGAATTTTTAGGTAAGCGGTAGTCATAAGAATGGCAGCTTCTTTAATAGCTGCTGGTAGGTTGCTGGCAGACACACCCGTGCTGTGAGCGTAAACCAAACCGCTAGCCAAAGGCACGGTGGTCGAACCAAAAGTGTAAGTGCTTGCCACGGTCACACGTTCAGTTGAAGCACCGTCGTAAAGGTTTAGCATTTCACCAGCGATAATGCCCATACCTTCAGCAACCGTAATACTGGTTGCACCCTGTGCCACGTCAGCAGCCAAAATGGTGTTCGCATACCCGTTAATGTAGGTGTATTTGATAAAGGTTTCAGCACGACCGTTAGACGTAAAACCAAAACCTAATGGCCCTTGGCTTGACTGTGTGTAAGCCATGTTGCCGTAAGGAAAAATAACTTCTTGTTCTTCCAACCAAGCCTGTGCCGGATCCGGAACGGTAGTCAACTGGTTTGGGTAAAACCCATACTTCAAGTCGGTCAAAGCGACCACAGGGAAATACTTCGGGTGGAAACGAAGCGTGCCGTCGGTGTTCACACGAACACGTTGCTGTTCAGTATCCGTGGTTGCACCAAGAACCTGATTACAATACTGGTCAATGTAAGACGAAGCACGGGTTATAGCGTTAGAAAGTTCAGCGTCCTGTGCGGCTTGGTTGCCACCCACAACAAGGTTGCCGTAATCAAGTGCGGTAGGTGCGTTCTTGAATTCTTGCAACGTCAAATAAGGCCGACTGAACTGCCTAGTAATTGGGCTAATTGCTGTTGCCATTATCCGTTCCACACTTTCCACAAATTCTGAATAAACTTTGGTGACC